TTATGCCACGTCGATCCACTCGGCGCCCCGGCTGTCACGGTAGAGCGCGGTCATCGCTGCCGACTTGTGTCCGAGCAGCAGTTGCGGATCTCGGCCTTCCGCGGCGTGCAATCTGGCAGCCAGTGAGCGCATTTCGTGGAAGGTCGGAGGGCTCGCCCCGAACTCAATGCCGGTGCGGTCCCGTGCGGCTGCAAATGCGCTGGTCAACGTGTCCAGCATGATCGGCATTCCAGGCGTCGCGCGGCTCACGGTGCGGCTGTGATGCACGAGATGCTTGGACACTACCGCATCTCGGCAGGCTTTAACCACCTCGCCCAACTCAAGGCCCAGCGATTCCAGACGCAGCTTCGTGCTGATTCGCAGGCGTGCGCCGGTCTTCGCCTGGATGATGTGCAGATGCTCGTCATACACGTCCTTGAACAGCATCGCCGCGATATCGTCACGGCGCTGGCCGGTCAGTACCGCAAGCTCCATTGCGCGCTTGAGCCAGGGCTGCTTGGCCTCGGCGTAGATAGCCTTCCATTGCTCCAGGGTCAGCCGTTCGCGCTTGACCTTCACCTTCGCGGCCCGCGTCACTTCGACCGGGTTGTCCTTCCGCCATCCAGCCGCTATTGCCTCGCGCATCAGGTCGCTCAGCAGTGACCGCATGGCCTTCGCCATCTGCGCCTTGCCTTCATCCGTAAAGGTCTTCAGGTAGGCGGCCACCTCGAACGTTCCCAAGGCTGCCGTATCGTTATGCCCAAGCGCCTCGCTGATGCGGTTCAGCCTCATGCGCACGGTTTCCTTGCTGCGGTCAGACACGTCGCGCTCTGCGTACAGCGTGCGGTACTCGTCGATCCATTCCGAGAACCTGCGGGCCGGCGCGGCTGCTATACGCTCAACCAGGGCTGGCTGCATCTTGGCGCCGGCATGGTTGGCGTGCACAGCTTCACGCACGGCCTGCGCCTTGTCCGCACCGAGCCCGTACCACTTTCCTGACGACGGGTCACGATAGCTGTAATAGGTGACGCCGTTCCTGCTGTCCGTCTTGCGGTACAGGTTCGGCGGCAGGTCTTTCGAACCGGTCTTACGCGGCCTTGGCGCCATGTCGATCCCTCGCGATGCGCCCGGCAAGCGTGCCTGGCTCGATGTACTGTGCGTCTGGCTCAACATAATAGCTGCGCCCGTGCTTCACCGGTGCTGGGAAAATCTTCGCCTCCCGCGCCCACCGCCGCAGCGTGTTGAGCGTAGGCGCAGGATCGAAGTTCGCTTCTGCCCATTTCTCAAGGCTCAATTTCATCTGTCACCCCTCCAATTCCCGGCAGCCGCAGTAACTGCAACGCTTGCCGATCACATTCTTCACGCACACGTTCGTGCGCTCGCCTTCTTCCTCTATCCATACTTCCATGCGGATTCGCTGCATGTCGGACTTGGCGAGGATTTCAAACTGGCGTTTCTGCTCCTGCTCCGGCAGGCGCTTGAATGATTGCCATAGGCTCATGCTCACCCCCTCACCGTTACGCCGGCTGCTTCGATGGCCTCGCGGCATTTCTCTACTGCATTGTTGTTCGCTTGGCATTCTGGCGTTATGCCGCGGAACAGTGGCGGCAGCTCAATCACCACGCCCTCCCGCCCCTTCTGGTAGAACGCCACCGCCACGTTGCAGAACTGCTGCTTCAAATCCTCGAACTGCTCGCGGTGAGGCTGCCTGTCCCACCACGCCTCGAACTCTGCTATCGCCTTGCCTGTGTGCTGCATCACTTGAGCTCCAGTTCGCTAACGAAAGCATCGGCCATGGAATGCTTGATTGCTTTCAGTGCTTCAGCGCGGCGCTGTTCGTCAACCTCGCCCGTGTCAGTGCCCCATGCGGTGATCTCGTTTCCGTACCACTGGTCACCCATCCAAGCGAGCGCCTGATCTTCGTCAAACGCCGCAATCTGCCGTTCCTTGTCCTGTTCCGATAGGTCTTCAAACTGGCGTACGGTGAATGCGTAATCCGCCCTCACGCTCTCCAGCGTGACCATGTAAATGCTCCCGTCCGGCAAGCAGTACCGCTTTGGGAAGTGCTGCATGTCTATCTCCTTCAAGCGAAGTTCGGCTATTGGTGATGCGGGGCGGGGAGGGCTCGCCGGGATGGCCTGGCTGGAATCAGAGCCGGGTCTAGAAACTCTCCGAACTCCCAGATCATGTTCACCTTTGCCGTTGGGCGCGGGCTTGGATTGTCCTTGAAGCAGCCCCAGAGAATGTTCCAGGCTGTCCCTCTACTCATGCCTTTGTTAACTGTGCTTGCGGCTTCCCAATCGGTAACGCCGACTTTCGCCCGATCGAACATCGCAGCCAGCTGTTCGCTGGTCACCGTCTCGGCAATTCGTTTCGCGTCGGATTTCTTCATGACGTGCAAATCCTCCCCGCCGACTCTCGCCGGCAGGCTGTGTGTTTGGGTGGGGTTAGGGGTGGTGCCTGACTTGGCGCCAGGGTGTCAGTCGTCGGGATATAGGTCGTACTTCCGGCAGATCGAGTGCATGTCTTGCCTGGCCCGGAACACCAGCCTCCAAACATTTGCTGGACGCCGACACGCGATTCCCGAAGCTAGTCCGCGTGGCCATCCGCGTGCTGCGCCAGATCATCGGAATGCTGCTGGCCAAGCACCAAAAGCTGCACATCATCATGGCCGACGCGAACCACGACCCGGTATCACAGGTATGGCTGCGTGAGTGGCTGGCCGTGCTCTACGAGGATGAGCCGCGGGTGACCGTCGATACCAGCCCCTCGCCATACAACGCCTATGAGTTCGGTAGCGTGGCGGTATTCACCCATCACGGCCACAAGCGGAAAGTTACAAACGTCTCTGAAGTGTTCGCCGCCAAGTTCCGAGAAATGTTCGGGCGAACTAAGTACGCATATGTCCACATGGGACATCTGCATAGCGTCGACATGAAAGAGAACAACTTAATGATAGTGGAGCAGCATAGAACCTTGGCTGCTCCAGATGCATATGCGGCGCGAGGCGGCTGGATATCTGGGCGCGACGCTAAGGTTATTACTTATCACAAATCATACGGGGAAGTTGGTAGAATAACGGTCAGTTACGACATGATTAAAACCGAGGCGGCATGAACATAATCCGGCATAAGGACGCCAAGGCGAACGGGTTATACCTGTATTACACAGGTAGGCCTTGCCGTAATGGCCATGACTCGCCGAGGTATACGTCCAGCGGCGGATGCGTGGCCTGCCTCAAGACCAAGGCAGAGGCTAGCAAGGCATTAAAAGCGAAGTATGACAAAGAAAGATACAGCCAGTCTTCGGAGCGGGTAAAACAAAGGATGCGTAATTGGCGAGCAGCGAACTCTGCTCGGCATGTTGCGGCGGCAAAGGAATGGGCGACGGCAAACCCTGAGAAACGCAAGGCGGTAATTAAGGCATATAAAAATAGGCGCAGGCAACTTGAAGTTGGCGGTGACAGTACCTCTGTGCTTATGGCCTGGGAACGATCAGTTCCAAAGTATTGCCACTGGTGCAAATCCAAGTGTGAAAACAACTACCACGTTGACCACTATCAGCCGCTATCAAAGGGCGGAATGCATGTGGTCGACAATCTGGTTATTGCTTGCCCGCCTTGCAACCTGCGCAAGAGCGCTAAAGACCCTTACGAATTCGCCGCATCACTGGGGAGGTTGTTCTGATGAAATCCGCCGAAGAGCTTTTGACCCAATGGGGCATCTGGGTATGGCAGAAGACAGGCGTGCCACGGTACGTCTCCCCGATGCTGGCCATCATGCGCGACAACGTGCCCAGTCGTCCTCCTACTGGAGAAAGTGATGGCATTCACGCGCGAGCAATACGACGCCCTGAAAGAGGCCATCGCAGGCGGCGAGCTGATGGTCCGCTACGCCGATCGGCATGTGACTTATCGATCGCTCAGCGAAATGGTCCGCCTTCTCCGACTGATGGAGGCGGATCTAGAGCCGCAACCAAGCGATGGCCCGAGAGGGCGCACCTACACCTCCTTCTCCAAGGGCTACTGACATGGGCGTGATCGACACATTGTTTCCCGGCATGGCCGCGAAACGCGCCGAGTCGCGTCTGCGCAAGGCAAAAGCTGAGCTTGCGGCGAACCTGGTGGCTCGACGCTTCGAGGGTGCAGCCGGCGGGCGGCGAAACGAAGGGTGGCGCTCTGCCGGCACAGACGCGAATGCAGAGAACGGCCAAGCGCTTGCCCTGCTGCGCAACCGGGCTCGCGACATGCGCAGGAACAACCCCTACGCCGAGCGGGCAATCACAGGAATCGCTGACAACGTGATCGGCGCCGGCATCGTTCCGCGGCCAAAGGCCAAAAGCGCTCGATCGAACAAGAAGCTATCCGCGACCTGGGCAGCGTGGGGCGAAACCACGGCCTGCGACGCCGACGGCATCGAGAACTTCTACGGCCTCCAGCACAAGGTAATGGAGACGGTTGTCGAAGCCGGTGAATGTCTGATTCGCCGGCGCCGGCGCTTCAGTTCTGATGGCCTGCCCGTGCCGATGCAGCTGCAGGTGCTCGAGCCCGACTTCCTTGACGACAGCAAGTCGGCAAAGAACGGCGGAAACCAGATCATTCAGGGCATCGAGTTCGATGCGCTCGGCCGCCGCGTGGCGTATTGGATGTTCGATGAGCATCCCGGCGCCGCAACGGGCCTTGTCTCGATCCAGTCTCGGCGAGTGCCGGCAGAAGACGTGATTCACGTTTTCATGCCTCGGCGCCCCGGACAGGCCCGCGGTTACACCTGGCTTGCGCCGGTCATGCAGCGTCTGCGTCAGTTCGACGAGATGGAAGACGCGGTAATGGAGCAGGCCAAGATCGCGGCGTGTTTTGCCGCGTTCATCACGCCTGGCGATATGGGCGCTAGCGGGAAGCCGCCGCCGCTCGTTGACCGGGTAGAGCCCGGAATCATCCAGCAGCTGGGCATCGGGGAGGACGTGAAGTTTGGCACCCCGCCGAGCTTCAACGGCTACAGCACGTATGCCTGGCAGACCATGCACGCGGTATCGGTCGGGCTTGGGGTTCCGTATGAACTCCTGACTGGCGACCTCAAGGCCGTGAACTTCTCCAGCGGCCGGATGGGCTGGCTGCACTTCGCGCGCCGCGTGGACGTGTGGCAGTGGCGCATGGTCATCCCGCAGCTTTGCGAACGGGTGTGGGGCTGGTTTGTCGAGGCGCAGACACTCATCCCTGGAGGCGTGCTCGAGGAAGCCGGCGCCGAGTGGGTGCCGCCGCGGCGCGACATGGTTGACCCGAGCAAAGAGGTGGCGGTCATCAAGGACCGCATGCGCCTCGGCCTGCTAACGCCAGACGACGCCCTGCGCGAGATGGGTTACACGGACCCGGACGAGGTACTGGACCGGTTCGCAATCCACCTGAGCAAGGTCGACAAGGCCGGGCTGGTGTTCGACTACGACGCCCGCAAGGTCTCCGCGGCGGGGCAGCAGACGCCTTCGCCATCCACAACCACCGAGAGCACCAACGATGACGGAAGCGACGATCAAGACGCTTGAGACGCCGATGCTCAGCCTGCGCGCTGCCGTGCGGCCTGGCTCAGTGGACATCGAGCAACGCACCGCCGAGTTGACCTGGACCACTGGCGCTAAAGGGCGCCGCTGGTCCTGGGATGTCGGCAGTTACATGGAGGAGCTGGAAGTCAGCGAGAAGGCCGTCCGGCTGGAACGACTGAACAACGGCGCGCCTCTGCTCAACGCGCACAGCGCCTATGACCTTGACGACGTGATCGGCGTAGTCGAGCGGGCATGGATTGAAGGAAACGAAGGCAAGGCGATTGTCCGCTTCAGCCAGCGCGAAGAGGCCGATGCCATCTTCCGCGACGTGAAGGACGGCATCTTGCGCAACATCTCGGTCGGCTATGCGGTTCACCGCTACGAAGTGGCCGAGGAGGAGGACGACAAGCTCCCGACCTACATCGCCCGCGATTGGGAACCGATGGAGTTGTCGCTGGTGCCGATCGGCTTCGATGACGGCGCCAAGATCCGCAGCGCCAAGACCCCGGCCGAGTACCCCGGCCAGCGCTTCAACACGCAATTCGAAATCCGGGAAGCCGAACAGGCCCCCGAGCAACCGGCCGCCGTGGCCACTGAAACCCAAGAGGAAAACGAAATGACCGACGAAACCCGCGCGGCCGAAGATCAAAGCCAGGCCGCAATCGAAGCAGAGCGTAAGCGCTGCCTCACCATCCGCAGCATGGCCAAGAAGGTCGGCATCGCCGACGAGTTCGCCGACGACCTGATCGCTCGCGGCATCAGCTCCAACGAAGCCAGCACAGCAATGATCGACAAGCTGGCCGAGCGCCAGGCTTCCGACCAGCCGAACACCCGCAGCGCTCAGCCGACCGTTGTCACCTCCGGCTTCGACGCTTCCGTGGTCGCCGCCAAGCGTGGCGCCATGCAGAACGCTCTGCTCGCTCGCTGCAACCCCAGCGTCAAGCTGGAAGAGAACGCCCGCGAGTTCCGCGGCATGCGTCTGATCGACATGGCTCGCGAGTCCGTCGAGATGGCTGGCGGTAACGCCCGCGGCATGACTCCGCAGGAAATCGCCCGCGCCGCCCTGGGCTGCGACCGCTCCGCTGTCCGTGCAGCTGGCATGCACACCACCAGCGACTTCCCGATCCTGCTGGGCTCGACCGTCAATCGCACCCTGCGCGATGCCTACGCACTGGCTCCGCAGACCTGGCGCCCGCTGGGCCGTCAGACCACCGTGTCCGACTTCCGCGAAGTCAGCCGCGTGGCGCTGGGCGACATCGCCGCGCTGGAGAAGGTCAACGAGCACGGCGAGTACAAGTACGGCTCGCTGGGCGAAGAAGGCGCGCCGCTGAAGGTCGGCAAGTTCGGCAAGATCATCGCCATCACCTGGGAAGCGATCGTGAACGACGACCTGTCGGCCATGACCCGCATTCCGCAGGCGCTGGGCGCTGCTGCTGCTCAGACCGAGTCGGATGTGGTCTGGAACCTGCTGCTGGGTAACCCGAACTTCGTCGACGGTACTCCGGTGTTCCACGCCGACCACGGCAACCTGGCTGCCAGCGGTGGCGCGATCAACACCACTACCCTGGCCGCTGCTCGCGCTGCAATGCGCAAGCAGAAGTCCAAGGCTGGCCACTTCCTGAACCTCGGCCCGGAATACCTGGTTGTTGGTCCGGACAAGGAGCTGGAAGCCTACCAGTTCACCAGCTCCAACTACGTGCCGGCCAAGAATGCCGACATCAACGACAGCCGCAACGCTTCGCTGCAGGTCATCGTCGATGCTCGTATCACCGGCAACCAGTGGTATCTGTACGCCGCTCCGGGCCTGGTCGACACCTTCGAATATGCCTACCTGGAAGGGGAGCAGGGTGTGTTCACCGAAACCCGCGAGGGCTTCGAGGTTGACGGCATGGAGATCAAGGCTCGCCTGGTCTTCGGTGCCGCCTGGATCGACTACCGCGGCGTTTACAAGAACGCTGGCGCCTAATTCGCCGTGACCTGACAAGGGCGCCCATCGTGGCGCCCTCTCTGTTTTCTGTATCCCGAGGAGGGAACGATGAAGAACTTCATTCAACACGGCGACATGATCACCCTCGTGGCCGCCGCCGCCATCACCTCCGGCCAGCTGGTTCGCGCGAACAGTCTGGTCGGTGTCGCCGCGACCGATGCTGCCATTGGCGACGAAGTCGAGGTCAAGACCTCCGGCGTCTTCGAGGTTGCCAAGACCAGCGCCCAGGCGTGGGAAGTCGGCCAGCCGGTCTACATGATCGCTGCCAGCGGCCTTGCCACCAACGTGGCCGGAACCGGCAACTACCTGATCGGCGTTGCCGTGAAGGCGGCTGCCAACCCGTCCGGCACTGGCGTTGTGCGCCTGAATGGCTCGATGGGCCATCCAGTAACGGCGTAAGGCCATGAGCTGGGCAGCGATGCGCGACCGGATGGACCGGAGCGTGCTGGCCAAGCTGAATGACGGGGTCGCGGAATACCGCGGCCCTGGTCAGCAGCCGCGCAACGTCACGGTAATGATCGAGCGCAACTTGGTGCAGAACGGCCCTGATGGGCTGTTCCGCTCCGATAGCACAGGCTTCAGCTGGCGCAAGGCTGAACTCGATGGCGTCCAGCGTGGCGGCATCTTCATCTTCGAGCGCTGCCGCTACGTCGTCGAAGAGATCATCTCTGACGATGGCCACTTCGTCACCGCGGCCTGCATGGAGTCCCGATGAACATTCTCACCGAAGCGCGTCTGGCTCTTGTGGCCAGGCTGCAGACGATCACGGTTGCCAATGGCTACCGGACGAATGCGGGGCAGAACGTGAAGACGGGCTGGTTCAGCGAAATCCTCGAGTCTGACTCGACGATCTTCCCGCTGATCTGTCTGCAGAAGGCCAAAGGTGGCGATCCGGTCGAAGGTCCGGGCGTCATCCAGCTTGCGCCAGGCTTCTACGTCATTGGCGCAGTCGACGCCGGCTTGGACGACTACGACGACGCGCTGGAAGACATCGAGCTTGACCTGATCCGCTGCCTGATCACGCCGAAAGGGCCGCCAATAGTGTGGATGCCGCGCGGGACAACTGCCGTTTCCCTATCCACGTCCGAGCACTTCCCGCCTGGCAATGGCGAAAGGGCGTCGAGCGTGATGCTCCCGATCCAGCTGGCACTGAACATCCGGCCATAGCGCCAAAACCCAACACCCAAACCCGCCATCGAGCGGTTTTTATTGTCCAGAGGAAACCCGCATGGCCAACTACGCATACATGGGCAAGGGCATCGTAAAGCTCGCCCCCGAAGGCGGCGGCACCGCGCGCGACGTGGGCAACGTGTCCGCGCTCAACTTCAACATCAACGAAAACATCATCAAGCTGCCGAACTACCGCACCGCCGGCGGCGGCACTTATGCCCAGGTAAACCGCATCGAGTCGGTCGAGTTCACGGCGACGCTGCACGACCTGAGCCCTGAGAACCTTGCCATGGTGCTGTTCGGCACCGTGACCACCAGCCCGGCAGAAACTCCGACCAAGGCTGTGATCGAGGCGCTGACCACTGGCGCGCAGACGTTCGAGATGACCTTCGAGGGCGTCAACGAGGCGGCCACTGGCAAAACGGTCACCGTCACTGTGCATCGCGCCAAGATCGGCGCCGCGCAGGGCCTCGGCTTTATCGGTGACGAGTTCGGTGCGCTGGAGATCACCGGCGAAGTGCTGATCGACACCAGCATCACAACCGCTGGCCTGTCGCAGTTCTTCAAGGTCGAGATGGACCTGATTGCCGACTAAGCGCCCGAGTCCAAGCCCATCGTATCGGTGGGCTTTGGCGCGTGCGTCGTGGTAGATTTCCCTCATCAATGGGAGGGAACCATATGCGAAGTCTTGGCTTCATTCTGATCGCTCTGCTGTCGGTGCAAGCCAGCGCTGCCAGTATTTCTAAGTGCGTCGACTCGCAAGGCCGCGTCACTTTTACGCAGAATGCAAACTGTCCTAGCGGCAGCGTCGCGGATGGCGCTGTGCGCGCGCACAATCCGACTATCAGCGGGAGCAGCGCTCCAGTGAAAATGGCTGAAACCAACAGGGCCGCTTCAGTTGCCCCTCAAGGCAAGGAACTGACTGTAATCGGTCAGCCTCAAAAGAGGACACTTCCTGTAGATGCTGGCGCAGAGCGCGAGACTCCAGTCAGGGTCTCTGGCGGGAATCGCAATGCCGCCCAGCCATGTATCCGGTTTGTCGACAAGCGCGTGAGCTCTACGCGCAGGAACAAAGATGGGAGCACTAGCACAAAGGTGGAGATAGTCAAAGTTCCTGCCCCGTGCTAGCTCGATAAAACTAACAAGACCCGCTTCGGCGGGTTTTTTATTGCCCGGAGTTTTGCATGAGCGAGTTGCAAATCCTGTTTCCTGAGCCGGTCACCGTCGAGGTGATGGGGCGTGACGTGCAGATCCTGCCGGTGAAGCTCCGCCACTTCGAGCGCTACGGTAAGTCGGCCGGCGCCTTGGTCGAGCTTTTCAGCCAGGCCAGCGTGCAGCAAATCAACCGCTATGCCGCCACCCACAGCCGCGAACTTCGAAAGGTGCTGCTTGCCACGACAAGCCTCAAGCGCTGGCAGCTGTGGTTCCTGCCGGCAACCGTCTCCGTCCAGCTGTTCGTTGAGGTGGTGCGGGTCAATTCCAGTTTTTTCGGCGAAGCCCTGCCGGCAATGGTAAGGGCGCTGAGTGGGGCTCCGTCGTCCAGCGACTGATTGGCGCCGGCCATGCCTTGGCTGATGTGCAGGAATACAGCCTGCGGCAGATCGAGACGTTCCTAGCGGCCATCGACGCAGAAGACCGAGCAGCTAACCGCGTGGCTCTGATTGCCGCGCGTGCGGCCAATGCAAAGCCAGAAGATTTCAAACGCTTGCTTAAGGAGTTCGCCTAAATGGCCCAGGTCAAGACCCAGCTGGTCATCGACGGCAAGAACAATTCGAAAAAGGCGTTCGACGAAGTAAACAGCCAGCTCAACAGCATGAACAAGCAGCTGGCAACGGCTGGCAAGGCGCTTATCGGTGTGTTCTCCGTGTCTGCGCTGACCGGAGCCGTGCGCGGCATCGCCAATGCGGCCGACAGCTACAACCTGATGAACGCGCGGCTGAAGCTTGCAACCGAGTCGCAGCAGGAGTTCAACACAGCGCAAACCGAGCTGCGCAGGATCGCCACTGCAACGCAGACTCCTCTAGAGTCGCTGGCCACCTTGTATCAGCGAATCAGTCGACCGCTGAAGGAGGCTGGCCGCAGCCAGAAGGACATCCTCGCGGTAACTGAGGCTGTTTCTACGTCGTTCAGGGTATCGGGGGCAAGTGCGCAGGAAGCCGAGAATGGCGTGATCCAGTTTGCCCAGGCGCTGGGTGCCGGCGCGCTGCGGGGTGACGAATTCAACAGTGTGGCCGAGCAGGCGCCGCGTCTCATGCAGGCGCTGGCCGACTCGCTGAACGTGCCGATCGGCTCACTGAAGGAGATGGCCGCGCAGGGCTTGCTGACCGCTGACGTCGTGACTTCCGCCCTCGTTGACCAGCTTGACGTGCTGCGCGCAGAGGCGGAGAGCCTGCCGGAAACCGTTGGCGGCGCCATGACGGCTCTCTCTGATCGCTGGAATGAGGCGGTCGGAAAGGCAAACGTCAAGCCATTGATCGACGCCATCAACGGTCTAGGGGAAACACTGAGCGACCCGGCCGTTGTCGACAACCTCGTAAAACTGGCTTCGGCGCTTGCGACCCTCGCGGGGACTGCCGTCGAGGGCGCTTCTGAGTTCGTTGACCTTGGCAAGCGAATTGCCTTCGTGGCTGCCAATGCCTCAGGAATGGTCACCGAGCTGGACAAGGTTGACCAGCAGATCGCCGACCTGGACCGCAGCTTGAAGGGCACTGGCCTCAGCACGACGATTGACGGGCTCCTGTTCTCTAAGGAAGAGCTTCAGGCGAAGAAGGACGCGCTCGTTGCTTTCCGAGCTGCCATCGTCGAGCAGCAGAGCGGCCTCAATGCTGAACTGCAGTTCCTCTCTGATGTTGCAGCCGCTGCTGCACAAGCCGCCCGCGAGAAGGAGGTCAGCGAGCGCAACCAGTACATTGCGGAACTGAAGACTCAGCAAGACCGCATGATCAAAGCATCCGAGCAGGGTGTGAAAGCGCTGATCGCTGCCGAGAAGAAGGCCAACAGCGAGCTGGAAAAGGTCCGCAACGCTCGACTGGATATCGAGAAGCGCTACCAAGACGCTATTGCCGGCATGAACGCTGGCGGTGAGGCCTCATATGGCGCCGCTCAGGCGCTGAAGGTTGGGGCGCGGCAGGCTCTGCAAGCAGGTGATGTTGAAGGAGCACAGGCGAAGGCACAAGCCGCTCTCAAGATGCTTCAGGACTTGCAGGCGGCCGGCGCCAACACCTACGGATTCGCCGGGTTTATCGGCGAGCTTCGCGACATCGAACTGGCCGCCAATGACATTGAGCAGAGCCGTGCCGAGCAGAAGATCGCTGACATCAAGCAGGAGATGCTTAACCTCAAGTCCGCCGCAGCGGAGCTGGAGGACATGCCCGTCAGCGTGAAGATGGACGACGCCGCGCTTCAAGCTGTGCAGGCCCAGCTCGACAAGCTGGCCAGCAAAGAGATCATCATCAAGGTCGGCGCGCAGTACGACTTCAGTCAGCCCTACACACTGCAAGATCCCGGCCCGGCACCGCAGAAGTTCGCCTCGGGTGGCCTCATTCGTGGCCCTGGCACAGGCACCAGCGACAGCATCCCGGCGCTGCTCTCCAATGGCGAGTACGTCATCCGGGCGGCGGCCGTGCGCAAGCTGGGCAAGAACGCGCTCGACCTGCTCAACCGTGGCATCCCGATCCCTCGGTTTGCTGACGGAGGCATGGTCGGCACTGTCGCCAGTCTGGACACCAGCCCGCGCAATCTCGGATCGCTGGATATAAACCTCGGCGGCGACGTGTTCCAAGTGTTCGCTGACTCAGGTCAAGCAGATGGCATTCGCCTGGCCGCCAAGAAGTTCGGCCGCACTCACCGGAGTTAACCATGCCACAACCTCAAATCATGCTCGGCGGCGTGCCGATCGTGCTGCACGCTGGCGCGCCGATTTTGAGCGAGGAGCCCATCGGCGGCGAAACGTCGCTGCGGATGAGTGACGGCGCGCTGGTATCGATGACGCATTGGGAGCGGGTGTCCGGGACGATCAGCGGGAATGGCTGGATGCCCCCAGGGCTTCACGGTCTCGATTACAGCCAGCCGCTGGAGCTGCGATCCACCAAAGTGCAGAGCGTGACCGGCACCGGCCTGGCACACACGCTGCGCGGAACGCCGCGGCCAGATGTTGCGCCGTGGGCTCAGGCGCTGGTCGGTGACGATTGGGTCAATACGGCCTGCAGTGTCACCGATGGCGTCGCTACCGTGACGGCCGTCGCCGGCGCTGCGCTCTACCGCGTCTGCTGGATGCCCATCTACAGCGTGAAGGCCAAGCGGCCGTCAGAAACGCAAGATTCAGGATCCGCCAGCCATAGCTGGTCCATCACCTGGGAAGAAACCTAAATGCTCAACGCCTCGCCACTCAACGCCGTGCCGCTGAATGGCGTGACTGGCGCCGCTGTAGAGCCGGAGTACATCGTCCGCGGGCAGTCGTTCGTCTGGACGTTGCGGCTGATGGTGGGCGGGCTCAACCTCACGCCGATGCTCACCGGATCGGTCACCGTTGACCGGGAAGAGGGTGCGGCCGGCATCGCTGGCTTCGATCTGTTCATCGCGCCTGGCGTCGCCGTAGTGCCGCCAGACTGGAAAGGCCGGGCGGTATCGATCGACTACATCAGCACGAGCCAGGGCGAAACGACCGAGGCGCGCAAGTTCACCGGGCAGATCAGCCGCGCCGACTGGAACCCGGTCAATCGCATCCTGAGCTGCGAGTGCTCCGACCAGCTGCAGCAGCGGGTCGAGGGCATGACGATTGCGGCTATCGATGCGCTGGTCGGCGGGCGATGGTCGGAAGATCTGTTCGAGCCGGTCGAGGGCCGCAGTCATTGGGACTACGCGCAGGAGCGGTTGAGCACTCGGCCGGTAAGCCTCGATTGCTCGCCGACTGGCGATCTGCGGGTCACCAGCTGGTACGCCGTTTCTCCACATGTCGTCTACGGGCCCGGGACCACGCTCTATCAGACCGTTGACCTGCAGCAGTCGGACCTGGACGAGTCGACCAATCGCGTCGAGATCGAATTCGGTTATCGCTACAACCGGCTGTGGCAGCTGAACGAGCGCTATGTCTGGCGCCACCCGGGTACATTGGGGCTGGATGGGATGGCCGGCTTCTGCCAATGGCGCACCGACCCAACCGAGCTGCCGCAGATTGGCATGGTTGAGGACGCGGCCTCGGGCAGTGGGCAGACGGTGCTCAACCCGGACTATTACCGGCTGCCGCTGACCATGGCCGACCCATGTGGCACAGGTGTCGGTTGGACCAACGTCTACGACGACCTCTTGCTCGGCGTGACATGGACCGGCGCGCGGCGCTGGGTGCAGACCGTGACCGAGACGTACAGCCTCACGCTGGCCACCGCAGCCGGCGAGGCCGAGGCCACCAGGATCGTGCAGCGCTCGTCGGCAACGGTTAACGTCGAGAGCGATATGGCTGAGGCCTGGACCGAAGGACCGATTGACGGTTCCGGCGGGGCATTCGACATCCCGAACGACGCCCGCCGCAATGCGGCCATGGTTGTGTCGCTTCGCATGGGGCAGGTCGAGATCATCGGCGCGCACCGCGAAACAACGGTGTCGTGGCAAGTGCCGACCAGCATGGCGCTGGGCGTTGACCTGGTGCACACGCTGCAGGTCGCCGATCAGGGCGTAACCGCAAGCGGCAAGTGCCGGCGCATCGTCGACAGCTTCGACCTCGGCTCTGGCTCTGCCGTTACCACGATCAGCATCGCCATCATGCGTGGCGGCGGGGTGAGCGATCCTCTCACGCTGCCAGGCCGGCTTGGCGAGGGACAGATCGGCGAGGGCGAGGGCAATGTGTTCTACACGCCTCTGCCAACCCAGCTCGGCGGCCGAACGGGCATCCCGCCCTACGACGATGAGCTGGATGGGTTCGCCGGAAACTACAGCCAGAACAATCCGAACGCTGAGGTCTTCCCGCGCCGGCTGAGCGTAACGGCCGCTGAGATCCCGGCTGCGCAGCGCGACGAACAACTGCTTGATGCCGCGGTGCTCTACCGCGTCGGCATCCCCAACGACACACTGGAGCTGTGATGGCCTACGTCAACAACTACCGCGAGCCTATCGAGCTGGCGCAGGGCACGACCACGGCGGCGCTATCGCTGCCGGATGGCGATTACCGCCTCACGCTGACCAATGCCGACGGCAATGCATGGGAGATCGTCGACGCCACTGTCACCAATGGCGCGGCGACCCTGGTCCGGGGGTTGGAAGGCACAGCGGTTCAGGAATGGCCGGGCGGCAGCTCGATCTATTGCGCCGTCACCGCGGGGCAGCTCAACGACCTGCTCGCCCGACTCAACGCGCTCGACGGCGGCGGCGTGCTGCCCGACGGCGCACTCACCGACATGAACGGCAGCGTCCTGACCGATGCCGCCGGCAACACACTTATCACCGGAGCATGACCATGGCAGCAGTGCAGCATGTGTACCAGGGCGAGGGCGAACCGAACGGCGTGATCACCGACGCCGCCGTCGGCAGCCACTACATCGATCGGCTCACCTACTCGGTCTGGCAAGCCATCGCGGACGAGGGAGAAACAGGCTGGAAGCTGATGGCCGACGGCGGGGCGTTGATGGCCATCGCAGAACCTCAGACCGTGCACACCTTCAACGCCGACTATGTGGGCGCGCAGGTGTTCGAATGGGATGTGACGCTGCAGTTCGAGGCGTCTGGCACCCTCCTGTCGAATGTGCAGATGACAGTGGAGAGTGGCCTGCCGACCTATGTCACGACAGAAAGTTGCCTGGTGGAGGTGCGGCCGATGTACAGCGGCGGGCGGCTGGTAATCATCACCCCCGTGTTCGCCCCGGTTAACCCGATCTGACGAGGTGATCCATGGCCACGCTTGAAGAACAGCGCCGCGCAACGGCTGCCGGAATGGCGGCAAGCCGCGCCCCGACCGGCCAGGCCCAACGCCAGGCGGGCGGGCAGGCCATGATCGAGCGCCGCACCGGCAAAGCTGTTGTCGAAGACATCAACCGGCTCACCAGAACGCAGACGCAGCGCCGCACGCTGCTCCCCATCGAGCCAGTCGGCGCGCTGCCAGCGTCAAGGGGTCGCGGGGTTTATCAGGCGCCTCCCGCTACTGGTACGGCAGGCATTGCAAGTCCGCTTGTCGAGGAAGACGGCACGCGTGCTTATTACCCTGATCGGCTAATCGCATCGGTAGATGGTGCTGTTTTCTTCTCGGTGCGCAGAACCAAGACGGTGACCATGCGTGACGCTAACGAAGCCCTCGTAGTGCTGGAGCTAGACGATGCCCCTACCTGATATTCCGTTCGATGATGAGGTTGTCGAGTTCGGCATGCCCTGGCACGGGCGGCTGGTGCTTCCAGCGGGCGCGGCTAATGCCGATCAATATATCGAGCTGGCGTCTGGCAGGCGCATTTCGCGCCCTGCGTCACCATTTGGTGGCGATTACTGGGACACCTACCTGATCGACCACAGCCTGCCAGCCCCTACGATTACGCACCCGGATCCGGAGGCCGAATTCTGGCCGGTCGCTATCAGGACTGGCTCTACTGTTTGGGGGAGTATCGATGCTCGGAATGCCATCAAGGATGACGGCGTTTTCGTCACGGCTGAGCCGTATTTTTGGCTGAGCATGGACGGTCGAATGATATCCATGGTGGTCAGGGGCTACGAACGCTGGATCCACTTCGACCAGATAGGCATTCCTGCCGGCGTTCCGTCGGGGATTGTCGTTGACTTCTTTGAAGTGAGGGTGGCGGACATAGCTCGCAACGGCCGCAAATTCATTGTTGAGTTTTACGCACGCCCCCTCGTTTATGGATGGCCAAGCATCGTTCACCCGAACTATACGATTGAGCTTGGCGAAGGCAGCGAGCACGCGGGCATCTACGCTTTCTTCGAGGTAGAGCTGGGCGATAGCGTCGACGATATAACCGTCACGCCCCTCGCTGGCTACGAAGAATGCTTCGATGGCGTGCTGATTTCGAGCAGTGACGGCGCGCCGTACGAATGGCACACGGCAAGCCGCATCGTTAACGGCGACCAGGTAACGCTTGATTTCAGGCCTTACGACCCGATGGGCAACTACCCTGGGCTGCCGCCAGCGTGCGGCATAGGCGTCCCCGAGCCATGCCGATGGACAACTGCGCTCTATAGCACTGGCACGTCGGAGGCAACAGCTGTGCGCGAGACGGTTGTCGGGGCGTGGTACGGGCCGTCTGGCGATGCTGAGCTGATCAAGGTTCGCACCGAGTCCAAGGTGCGCGGGGAATTCAGGCAGGCCACCCTGGCGCCCGGCGATCAGTATTTTGTGAGTGACAGCACGATCACGAACCAGACTGTCGGGGAGATTCAGCGGGGCAACGGCCCATGGCTGCCGGTCTTCGATTGCCAGTCCGTCACCACGAAAAGCGCATCCGGAAACGGGTATACCGTAACGCTGGACGGCGAGCAGGTTTACAGCTCCTTTACGCCGTGGCCTGGCGACTTCACCAACAACGACGCTGGCGGTCTTCGCAATCCAGAGACTGCCATCGCATGGGGCGCGCGGCACAACGAAATATGGACATTCGCAGGCAACTCGCTGGCCACTGTCTGGCGGATCGGTTGGCGTGCGTCCAATAAGGTGATCACCACCTTCGTGCGTTTGGTAGATGAGCCGGGCGAGTATTGCGAATACTTCGCCGGGCCTGCCATGACGCCCGCGGGGATGGACCAGCAGAGCATGCGCACCGGGAATGTGTGGGCAGGCTGCCGCAGGCCCATGCCGGACGGTTCACCACCTGACCCCGCCACGGTGCGGTATCACATGAGGTTTCAGTACGGCTCATTCAATCCGGTCACCGGGCAGCTGCTGCGCAACCAGACCGGTGGCGAGGCGTACTCCTGGGTCTGACCCGCCAAATACCAGCCCACTCCGGTGGGCTTTTTTACGCCCGGAGCAACCATGCAGCCAGCAAAACTAGACCTGCACATCGTGCAAGGCGCGACCCTGCGCGACACCCTGAGGCTGATGCAGCCGCGCTACGAATACCGGCCGATCACTGGCATCAGCGGGTCACCCCTTCGGCTCACCGTCGATCACGGCTTGCCGGGCAGCTGGCTGGCTTGGGTGGAGGGCGTCAACGGCATGCAGGGCGTAAACCGCTCGCCACGAACGGAGCGGCCGCACCGCGTCACGGTCGTGGACGCCGCCACGCTGGAGATCAACGCGCTCTCGGCGTTTGGCCTTAACCCTAGCGGCGGGCAACTGATCTACAAGCCACCGGTAGACCTGACCGGCGCCACCGCCCGCATGCAGGTGCGTGACAAGCCGGGCGGTGAGTTGCTGCTGGAATTGTCCACCGCGAACGGTGGATTGACTATGACCGGAGCCGGCACCATCGATCGCGCCATCAGTGCTGCCGCAACCGCTGCCATCACCTGGGCCGAGGGTGTCTACGACCTCGAAGTGACCTATGCGGACGGCACCGTCCACCGCTATTTCGAGGGCGCCGTGACGGTCAGCCCGGAGGTAACCCGCGATGACTGAGATAGCGCCGGAGCCTTGGGCGGTCGCCATCGAGGCGGACAGTCAACCGGTTGTTATCGAACATCTGCGCGAATACGCCGTGACGCAAGACGTCCCGGAACTGCTGATGACTGCGGCTGGCGAGCAAGGGCCGCCCGGCATACCTGGTCCGGCCGGTGGCACCGCCATCCAGTGCAGCGCCGGAGCAACGCTTAGCGCGCTGCGCGTCGTGTACGAACTGGCCGCCCAGGTCTTTGCCCTAGACTACCGCGATGCCCAGCACATCGACCTGCTGTTGGGCATTACGACCAGCGCAGCCGGAGCGGGTGCGCCGATCAACGTTCAACGCTCTGGCGTGCTCGATGACTCCAGCTGGAGCTGGCTGCCGGGGCGCATCTACCTAGCCGCTGATGGCGCGCTCACTCAAACGCCACCATCTGACGGCTATTGCGTCCTCATAGGCGCCGCAACATCTGCCACAAGCATCATCCTCAACCTGCAAGACCCTATCGAACTGGAGATTTAACATGGCCGCACGCTACATGACGCTCTTTCAGGGAGCGCGCAAACTTGTCGAGGCATTGGTGGTCTCGGCCGGCTCGGCTGACGCCGGCAAGATCGTGGCGCTGGACAGCTCGGGGCGTCTGAATGAATCCCTGATGCCGCTCGGCGTCGGAGCCGACACCGTTTCGGCCACTGCCTCTGAGACCATCGGCGCCGGTAAGTTCGTAAATTTCCACGACGACGCCGGCACCTTTTCCGTGCGTCTGGCCGACAATTCCAACGGGCGTCGCGCCGATGGCTTCGTTCAAGAGGAAGTGACCGCGGCAGGGGTCGCCACCGTGTACCCAATGGACGGCACTAACGCTGCATTGACTGGGCTCGCCGTGGGGGCTCGCTACTGGCTCGGCACGGCAGGCGGCGTTATCGCTGCCGCCCTCGACGAAACAGACGCGCTCAACGCCAATAAGATCAGCCAGTTTGTCGGCACCGCCAAATCTTCGACCGAGCTCGTGACCGACGACAGCGACCCGGTGACCCTATGATCCGCAGGCCTCTCGTCTCAGTCGGCGGCAGTCGCCGCCAGTTGCCCGCTGGCGACACGCTTGCGGGAATGCCGGTGGCAATGCCTGCGTTTCAGGCGACAGGCCTGCTGCTTCGTTTGCCCCTTACGCTCGATTACTCGTTGCCTGTGATCAATGCGGCCGGCGCAACTCTTTATGTATCGGTGATCACCAATGGCTGAAGTTCGCCCTATAAAACTGCTGGACGTTGGCAGCGGCGCCGGCCAGCTGAAGGAGTTTGAAGACGGTGATGCGGTGCCGGATTCGAGCAGGCTAGGTGGTCAGCTCCCGAGCCACTACGCCACGCAATCCGACCTAGCCGGCGTTACGCCTGGTCCCGAGTTCTACAAGCGCAGCAACATCCTCGGCACCGCCTCCCAATCAGGCGGTGTGCCGACCGGGGCGATCATCGAGCGCGGCAGCAATGCCAATGGGGAGTACATCAGATGGGCGGATGGGACGCAGATTTGTACCAAGATCCTCACGGTAAGCCTAGCTATCGACATTGTTTTTGGGAGCATGTACGCCAGCGCAGCTATTCAACTGGGTACTCCTGCCGCGTCGTTCATCAACACTCCTGCGGTGTCCCCTACAGGGTGGGATGCGACAGGCAATTCGTTGCTGACGTTCACAAACACAGCCCCCACGGCGTCAAATCTAGGGGTTTTATATTTAGGCCGCCCGTCATCCCAGGGCGCATTGAATAGACATGTGCATGTAACAGCCACTGGCCGCTGGTTCTAAGGAGTAACCCATGCAAATCAAACTTTCCCCTCAGCGCCTTGACGGCACGCTGATTGCTTCAAAAGCAGGCGACGTGCTGACCCTCAACGGCGAGGCCTTCGACTTCGGCCCGCTGCCCGAGGGCGCCACCCTGCCGGCCGAGGCCATCGCATCGGGCTGGATCATCGGCCCCGTCTCGCGCATCGACGGCGACCTACATTTGACGCTGCGCCTGCCGCACGGGCCGAACCCAAGCCAGGCCGTGGCCTTCCCTGAGCCGATCCACGTAACCGAAGACGGCCCGATCCCGCTGCCGTCTGATGAGGTGTCCGCATGAGCATCGACTGGAGCGGAATGATCACCGCTGAGCAGAAGGCGCAGCAGGCCCGGCAGGCTCGGGTTGCAGATATCGCTACCCGCCGCTGGCAGGCCGAGACTGCTGGAATCACCGTCAACGGTACTGCCATCGACACCGGCCGCGACAGCCAGGCGCTGATCACCGGCGCCGCTGTATCGGCGATGCTCGATGCCGGCTATTCCGTGCGCTGGAAGACGCCGAATGGGTTCATTGACTTGGAGGGCCAGGAAATCATAGCCATGGCTACCGCCGTGCGTGCCCACGTCCAGGCGGCGTTCGACCGCGAATCCGAACTGCTTGAGGCTCTTGCCGACGGCACCTTCACCGAAGCGATGCTTGAGGAGGGTTGGCCTGATGGATCGGTTCCCGCGCCCGCTGCAGGTTGAGCTTCAGCCTGACCGAAAAAGATGGCGCCTACTGGCGCCTTTTTCGTATCTGGACCCCGACCACGGACTGGTCGAGGTTCCGGCCGGCTTCGAGACCGACTTCGCCTCGGTGCCTCGCTGGCCGCTCACGTTCGCGCTGCTTGGGCAGTACGGACACGCGGCTGCGGTACTGCACGACCGGCTCTATTCGACCGGCCAGCTATCCCGCGTCCACGCTGATCGGGTGTTCCTCAATGCCCTACGCTCGTCTGGCATCGCCCGATGGCGCGCATACGCAATGTGGGCGGGCGTGCGAATAGGCGGCGCCCATCGATACAACCGGACCCCGCCCAGCGCGGGGTTTTCTTTGCCTGGAGAAACCCATGACCCTCTCTGAAATCCGGGAGCGAGCCATAGCGCCCGCTCTCGCGCTGATGCCTGCGCGGATGTCTAGCCGAGAGGCTGAGATCATGTTGCTGGCTATCACGCAGCAGGAAGATCCGGAACAGCGGCGCCGCCAGTGGCCGACCGGACCGGCCCGCGGGCTGCTGCAATTCGAACAGGGCGGCGGCGTGCGCGGCGTGCTGAATCACCCGTCGAGCCGTGACCATGCCCGGCGAGTGTGCGCTGCTCGAGGTGTTGCGCCGGAGCCCGCCGCGGTATGGGCTGCGCTCGAACGTGACGACGTGCTTGCCTTCGCCTTCGGCCGGCTGCTGCTCTGGACTGACCCGAAGCCTCTGCCAGGCGAGCATGACGCTGCGGGCGGCTGGGATCTGTACCTGCGTACATGGCGCCCTGGAAAACCGCATCCGGATCGCTGGCCAGCCCGATTCGCCGCGGCCGTGCGTGAGGTGATGCGATGACCGCCTGGCTGAAGTTCGTGCCCAGCCGGGCCTGGTGGGTGCTGGCTCTGGCTGTTGTGGCCGGAGGGCAGCAGATCCGGGTGCTATCGGCGCAGTCTGTAGCCTCGAAGGCGCAGGCTGATCTGGCCTCCTACCGCACCGAAGTCAGCGAGCGCGACCGCCGCGCTGCGCTGTTCGTCATTCAGGAAAACCAGCGGCGCCAGGCCGCGACGGAGAAAGCAGATGCAGAGGCACAGGAACAACTGGCTGCAGCGCGTACTGATGCTGAGCGCGCTGGTAGTGCTCTTGAGCGGCTCAAGTTGCGCCTCGCAGCATCTGAGCAGCGCAGTCGTGACGCCGGCAATGCCATCACTGCCCAGCTCAGCCAGGCAGCCGAAGACGCCGCCCGAGTGCGAGCCGACGTGTTCGGCCGGATTGGAGAGGCTGCTCAACTCTATGCTGGAGTTGCAGACGAGCGAGGAATAGCTGGGTCTGCGTGCGAGAAAGCGTATGACGCAGTGAAGGGGAATTAGATTTGCCCGGACGGGCTGAGATAGGGGAAATTCCTTCCCCAAAACGCAAACGTAAGTGTTTGATTCTGTTGGCGCGGGAGATTGCGCAAAAGAGCGGATTTTTTAGCGTGGAAAATGGCCGAAAGCCGCGCGGCACTAGGCGTTGAGCCTGAGCCGTGCGGCGTCCCAGGCTTTGATTCCGTATAGGCACAACCGCTGATCGGGTTCGGACATGGGCGACTCTCCAAGGCTCCTGCAAAACTGGACGGCGGATTATGCCACGGCTTGCCTGCCGATGGTCGCGAAGCACGGGGTCAATGCCGGTATTGCCAGGCCCGTGACCGCGTGGTTGCACGCGGTTCAGCCTCGTCCGGCTGCACCCAGGGCCTGCTCAATGGCCCGCAAGTCCTGCGGGCGAACCACGCGTCCCAGCTCCTGGCCCTTGCTCAGCAGAATCAGCGTAGGCCACAACTTGACCCGGAACGAACGTCCCAGCGGCCGCCCCGGACCATCTTCAATCTTCAGATGGGTGATGCCTGACCGGTCCGCCAGCGCCTTGCCGATCAGCGGTTGGGCGGCGCGGCAGTGGCCGCACCAGGCCGTGCCGAACTCCAGCAGCACGGGGCCTTCCAGCGCGTCCACGTCAGCGCGGCTTGGTTCGATGTTCGCGTAGTGCTCGGTCATTTCCAC